GTCGCGGTCGCCCCGACTGCGGTCGAGGGGGTGAAGGTGAAGGGGACCGCGGTGCCGGCCGCGGACCATGACAGCGCGTGCAGCCCGGTATTTGTGGCGAGGTCTTGGTCGACGTTCCCGGTCAACGCGAATGTGTACGTCACCGCGCCCGCGGCCTCATCCCCGCAGAGCTTGGTAGTCGAGTCCGCTTGATCCTTGCTCACGGTGATCTTTGCGTTATTGACCAGACACGAGGCGTCGACCGGCGTCCCGGTCTCCCCGATCGTCAGCACGCCCGGGCCTAGTACCTCGGTTGAAACGCTCATCAGTCGATCCTCTCGAGTAGTGGTGGAGCGATGGTGGTGGTGGTGGTGGGGGTGTAGACGATCAGGCAGGGCAGGCGCAGGCAGGGGAGCCCGGTCGGGTCATCGGGCATCACCACTCGCTCAAAGGTTTGGTCATCGGTGGGGAACCGGAGACCGGCGATCTTCGCGGCCGGCCCCACCCTCGAGGCGAGTCGGGCCAGCTCGCGGGTCGCGACCCGGGTCGGGGCGTCGGGGACCACCAGCAGCAGCCCGAGGCGCAGGGTCTCGGTTCCGCAGAGTTTCCCCGCACCGATCACCCTCGCCTCGAGCCGGATCAGCACACCGGGAGGGTTGACGTCGGCGGCGTCCTCGGAGACCGACAGACCGGCCGCGGCGAGGTCGGAGACCACCCCCTCGAGCACACTCGCGAAATCGACCACGAGATCTCACCCGACCCCGGGCCGCAGATACGCGCCCGTCCGCAGCGCCCGCTCGATATCGGGGTCATACTTCGACACGAACGTCAGCCCTACGTCGCCATAGGTCTCGACCCCCGCGGGCGAGTTGCGGCGACGCAGCTCGCGGGCCGCATACATCACCGCACCCTGATAGGTCTCAGCGTCGGGGACGTAGGTCGACTCGACCGGGGGGACCGCGTCCGGGTCCGCGACCGTCCACCATTCCGGCCGGCACCCCTCGACGTAGACCTCGGTCATCCTCGCGACCCGGTCGACCTCGACGTCATCCGATACCGGGGGGGTGCCGGTGTCGCGGAGCCACTTGCGGACGTCGGCCGGGTCGAGCCACGACGGTGCGAACCCGGTCGCGAACGCTCGAGGGGCCGGGGTCGCCCCGGCGACCTCGAGATCTAGGGGGGTCTCGAGGGCGTCGGGGCTACGGGGGTCCGTCAACGTTACGCCTACTTCTTCCCAGCGGACCGGGCCAGCGGCGGGGGAACCGGGGCGGCGACCTTGACGATCCCGCGGGCGTCGCGGACGATCTGCCCCTGATACCCGAAGAGGGCGACGTCGATCCCACCGTTGGGGATGTTCAACGCTTGCACCCGGAAGGGGCCGGTCTCGCGGAAATCGACCGCGTTCCCATCGGCCCCCAGCATGGTGCCGGAGGGGATCGAGGGGACGACCGCGAGGATCACTCCGGCGACGTTCGCGGACCCCTCGCCCCCGATGACCACGGTCGACTGGTTCGTGAGCCACCACGGAACCTCATTGACCGGGATTCCGAGGAACGCGGCGAACACGTCGGGGGCCATTGCCACCGTCGACAGTGACGCGCCGACCCCGGCGAGGGTTTGGGCGATGATCGCGAGCCCATCGGGAACCGAGGTCGCGGTCCCCCCGTCGGTCGCCTCGGCCAGCAGCGTCGTCACGAGCGCGGCCTCACTCTTGAGCCCGTAATCGTAGGTTGCGGCCTCGAGCAACGCGGCGATAAATCCGGTGTTGAAATCCTCATAGATGCGGTCCACGTCCCACCCTCCGGCGATCCGCTCGGCGGTGCCGGTCGCGGGGACGATCACCGCGGGCGACGTCGGAATCGCGGTCTTGTTTCCGGTGTACGGGCCGACCACCGGGGGGGTCTGCCACTTCCACCCCTCCCACGTCATCCCGGTCAGCGGGGCCCCGGAGAACACGTTGAGGAAGTGTCGGGCGTCGCGGCGCGGGGTCCACAGCTCCCCGAGCCACATCGGGCGCAGGAACGCACCCCCGGGGTCTCCGGTGTTCGCGGGGATGATGTCCGCGAGTGCGGCGTTGACGGCCGAGGCGTCGCCCGCTGCGGTGATGACGGGGGCCAGGGTCGCGGCGAACTCGACCAGTGACCGGGGGCCGGCCGCGGCCGGGGCGGGGGTGGTGGGGGTCGGCCGCGTCGCGGCCTCGGTTGCGGATGCGGTCACGGTGGTCTCACTTTCGGGTTGAGGGTCAGGCTCGGGGGTCTCACCCTCGGGTCGAGGGTCAGGGTCGGGGTCGGGTGACCCGGTCGGGGCGGGGTCGGTCGCCTCGGCCGGGTCGACCTCGCCCGCGGCCTCGGACGGTTCCGCGGGCGAGGCGTCGGGAGAGACCCCGGCCGGGGTCTCCGGTGGGGTCTCGGACGCGGTCAGGACCGCGCCCGCGAACGCGGGAACCGCGACCAGCGCGACCCCCACGAGATCGGCCGACAGCACCCGGCCGTCACGAATGTCGACGTTGACCAGCTCGACCGACAGACCATCGCGGACCCCCTCCGCGGCCTCGACCAACGACCTGTCCCCATCGGGGGTGTTCGCGAGGTGAAAGGTCATCGGCAGACCCTCGGGGGTTTCGGTCGCCTCGAGGGTGTACCCGACCGGGGTTGTGCGGCCATGCTCGCGGAACAGCTTGACGCGGCGTAGGTCGGCCGGGAGCCGGACCGCGCCCGCGTCGATCGTGAGTCGGCCGGCCGAGGTCGCCCCTACCTGTCCGTAGGGGATCGCGAGTCCCCGCAGCGATCGGGCGTCGGTATCCGCTGCGGTCACGGTCGCGGCCGGTGCGGTCAGGGTCAGGGTGTATGTCGTCATCGGGGGTTTCCTTCCGGGCTAGTCCGCGGTCGGGGGGCCGGTCGGGGCCGCGGTCGGCGTGGTCAGATCTGCGGTATCGAATGCGGCCCGTTGACCTCGCGGGATCACGTCATCCATGCCGAGGCGCGACTCGACCGCGCCCATGTAGAGCGAGAGCCCGTAGTCGATCCACTGTTGGTTCCGGGCGGTCGCGGTCTGATACTCGAGCGAGGAACCTTCGGTGGTCGCGTCGAGCATCGCCCCGGGCATCGAGATATGGCGGGCGACGTCGAGCGCGGCGGCGTTCCGGCCCCCGATCAGCAGCGAATCGGAGTCCATCCGGTGTTCCTTGGTCTCGAGCGCGGCGTTAGTGAACAGCACCCCATCGGATGCGGCGAGGGCCGATCTCGCCTCGGTGACGACCTCGCGGCGTTCCTCGGGGGTCAGGGTCGCCCCGGTGGTCTGATGCAGCTCGAGCCGGAAGGGGTGGGCGGCGACGTCGGCCGAGGTTTGCTCGAGGCTTGAGGCTTGCTTGACGGTCCGGGCCCCGAACCGCAGCAGACCTTCATGGGGGCCGGGGAAGTAGACGAGCCGGTCGACCTCGAGGTGGTGGGCGTCGGCGTCCACGATCACTCCGGCCTCATTGACCCCCCATGCCTCATAGGGCATCCGGAGTAGTCGGGTCGGTCGGCCGTCGACGTCGACCGCGGTCGAGTACCAGAGTGATTCCCCGTAGAACACGAGATCGTCAACCGTCCACAGCATCCGCGACCACGGAGCTTGTGCGGTGAGTTTCCACCGGACCGCGTCCGATGCGTCGAGGTCGCCGGTCTGCCCATCGGTTGCGAATGCCCACGACGGTTGAGGGGTCACGAGGTCGGGGCCGGCCAGGATCTCGAGGGGACATCCGGCGATCGCGGAACACGTCAGATGACGGCCGCGGGCCACCGCAGGAACGCGCATTGCGGCCCACCGGGAGAGCGGTGCCTCGGTCGCGAACTCGGGGAGCACGAAATCGTAAAGGTGTGAGTTGTCGGTCCACGCCTCGAGCTGCGGCTCGAGCGGAGGGAGGGCCGGGATCCGAGGAAACAACCAATCGCGGACCGTCACAGGGTCACCCGGTCGAGTGCGGCCCGCTCCCGGCGACGTCGGGCGTAGGCGGCATCCGCTGCGGCCTTCACATGGAACGCGGCCCGGTGTCGGTCCGCTGCGGCTCGAGCGTCGGCCCGGTTCGTGAACGGGCCGGCCCGGAACATGCAACCGGGATGTGTGCAGATCGTGAGCGCGTCAACTCTCGAGCAATCGAGGGACAGCAGCCGCATACCCCGGTTTTCTACCCCCGGCCTACCGACATACGGCCGGGGCCGGTGTCGACTCAGGGGGTGTTTCTCACCCCTTGAGCCCCACGCGAGTCCGCGAGGGCGTCGAGCGCGGAGCGAATCCACGCGCCCGGGGCGTCGCCGGGGAGCGCAGCGGCCCATAGCGGCTCGAGGTCGGCCCGGGCCCGGTCCCGCTCGACGGCCGCGGCCCCGGCCGCGAGTGCTGCGGCCCATTCCTCATCGGTCACGGTCGCGGAGAGATAGCCGATCATCACGCATCGGGCGGTCGAGCGTTCCCCGCTAGTCATCGGCTCGAGGATCGTCTCGAGCGCGTCGAGCTTCGGGTGAGTCATGCTCGGGCCCTTCTTCGGTAGGCGCGCATCCGGCACGCGGTCGAACAGTAGACCGCGGTGCGGCCTCGGCCGCGGCGGTCGGATTGGGGCCGGTCACACTCGAGGCACCGGCCCGGGCGAACCTTACTCACCGGCCGCGCATCGCGGCGATGTGGCGGCGACCCCACCCCATGCAGGCGTTAGTGGTTTTCCACGGTCCGACGTAGTTCCCGCAGGAACACACCGCGCGGAACATGCGCGGCGAGTCTTGAACTTCCATTGTGAGAGTGTGCGAGGTCATGCCGTTACGTTATCAAGCTGGATAGCGTAACGGTAGGGGTGGGCGGGTGGTCTCGGTCACATCGCTGCGGCGACGGGTCGGATCTCTTCGGGGGCGAGGTGCGAGACCCCCCATAGGGCGTGTGAGGTTGCCACCAGGGGGGCGACGGGGGCCGAGGCTAGGCGTCGGGCCCACGCAAACCCCCCGGAGTCCCCTAGGGGGCGTAGCGCGGCCCCCTCGAGAGCGTCGGTCAGGGCCGGGTGGGGGTAGACGTCGACGGTTCCGGCGTTGAGGGCGTCGAGGAACCCCGCAGCAGAGTTAGCAACGTCGCCCGCCTTCATCACGATCAGCGGAACCCCGGCCCGGTCGAGGGCGTCGACGGTGGGGCCCGCGGCCCCGAACCGATCGACCGCGAAAGGTGCCCCGTACGCGGTCGACAGCTCGACACACCGGGCGAGTAACCAGTCGACCCCGGGCCGGTGGTCCACGACCTCGACGTAACCGGGTGCGGCGACCGCGACCGCTGCAGAGCCCCGGTCCGCGGCGACGTCGAGGGCGAAACACAATCGGCCGGCCGGCCGGGGGGTCGAGGGGTCGAGTTGCCTACTGCCCCACAGGTCCGCGGACACGATCCGATCCGCGGACCGGGTCCAACGGTTGCCATACTCGCGGGCGAACCCCGCGGCCCCCATCGCAGCGCGGGCCCCCCGCAGCGCGTCGAGGTCGGTCAACCGGCCGAGACCGGGGTGAGTGCGGATCCACACGTCCTCATCGTCGGGATCGTCCTCGGGCCCGAACCCCCACTCAAAGACAGCGAACCCCGGCACCGATTCGCGGGCCGAGGTCAGATACCGGCGCAGATAGTCCGAGGCGTCGGTCCCCGCGGTGCCCACGATCACGAGTTGACGGCGGGGCCGGGTGGTGAACGTCGGCAGGATCGTCAGGTCGAGTTGATCCCCGAGGATCGCGGGATGCTCTTGCGCCTCGTCCACGATCACGAGATCGAGCGCGCTCGAGCGGAGCGCGCCCGCTTTCGGGGGAAACGCTTTGACATACGACCGGCCGGGGAGGGTGACCCGCTCGGTCCCCGCGGACCGGCGTAGCTGGGTACGGGCCGCGAGGGGACCGTCCGACAGCTCCCCGAACCGCTCGACCATGCGCTCGGTCGTCACATGCCCGGTTTGGGCGCAGTACGCGGCCCGGTAATCGGGTTGCTCGAGACACCGGCCGATCGCGAGGTCGAGGGCCCACGTCGTTTTCCCACACTGTCGCGGGACGGTGACGACCACGATCGGGTAACGGTAACGACCCTCGGGGGTGCGTTCCCCGATCACGTCGGCCGCGTAGCGTTGCCAGGGGAGCCAGGTGCGGCCGGCCAGGTGTGCGATGAACGCGCCCGCGGCCCCGTCAGTCGGCCCCGATCCCCTCGGGGTTGCGAGCCTCGGCCGCGGTGAATTCTGCCAGGGCCCGGGTGAGGGGGTCGGCGTCGGATCGGACCGCAGCAAAGACACGATCGTAAGTCTCCCCGAACTCGTGGACCAGGGTCGCGACCGGCACCCGGTCATAAGGTTTCGGGTTGAACCGCAGGGCGTAGTCGAGTGAGTCGATATTGTCCGCGAGGGTCCGCAGCGCGGCGACCCCGGCCGCGGCCAGCTCGACCCCGGTGCCTCGAGCTGCGGTGACGTCGGTCTCGAGGGCCGATCGGACTCGCCCCCGACGTCGCGGCGGGGGGATCGGCTCGAACAGGGTCGGATCAGGTGTCATCGGCCGCAGATCCTCCGGTGTAGATCGAAACCCCCCCACCCTCACCCGGAACACACACGGAAGGGGGCGCGGGGCTAC